ACTCAGCTGGTCGCTGAATACTATCAGCCAGATAGGCCAATTCACCTTCACATTCCACAGTCAACGATTTTTCAAAGCTCTTTTCAGCGCTGATGATCCTGCCCTTGAAAAGGACTTCATCTTCCCACTTAACAGTGACAATCCCGGTCAGCATCTTGATAAGACTGTATCCAGGATTGTTTTTATAAATCGTAAAAGTGAAAGAGCCGGCTTCATTGTCAGCCAGCTCTAAAGTCGGATTCTCTAAAAGGATTTCATGCTTTGCATCAAGGATGCAGGTCCCGTCTAAATATGCTGTATACATTAGAGCGTCTCCCCCCTAAAGCTGATTGTCACTCTGCCGGTCCCAGTGAACTGGAAACTGGTAGATGACTTGTACAGCACGACATCATCAAGGACCAAAGGGACATCAGCCTGTAACTGATAAGTCTTGCCCCTTACGGTCAGCGTCATATCAGCAGTAGCTGTGACTGTAGGCGTACAAGGAATGTCCTTACCTACCACTGCCTGCGTCTTAGATCCGGATACCTGGATGTTGTTTAAGTTCTGGATCATCCCATTCACGAAACTAAACGGGTCCCATAACCAATCTGTTCCGGACGGCTGTTCCGTCCAGTACTTGAACGGTTCCACGTCCGCCGTGATGGTGAAGAAACACAGGACGGGATTGTCTGCAGACATTGTGCTGCTGACTGTAACGCGTCCCATCCAATATTTATCCGGTTCCGTGTCCAGGATGATCTTGCACCATTTACCGCCAATAGCTGTCTGGATTCGGCTTGTCATAGCCTGCCATTGCTGCCATGTCGCTTTCATCCAGAAGCCCAGCGTAATGGTGCGGTTCTCAAATGTTACGGATCCATACAGGCTTTCCGTAGCGTCAAGCTTTGTCTTTCGCCCTGGAATATCAACATAGGACGTGATGGGCACTGGCTCTGAGATATCACAGGCTGTCCAGTGTAAGTCCCAGTCATCCAGTGTGTGCTTCCCGTTGATAGTCACACCCAGCGTTGCCATCCCATCACCTCCGTTTCTTTCTCTTTTCCAGTCCGGAATCAATCAGTGGCAGCATTTCGTTCAGGACCTGTTTCAGTCCGATATTCACGCTATTCTGGATGACGATTCCAGACATGGCAGCTAGTAAAGAACCAGCCAGTTTGTCATAGTCAATATTGATGGTCTGCGTTTCAGGCGCTTCCTGAACCTGCCGGATCTGTTCCAGCTTCCGCATAGCTGCCTGCTCTACAGCGTCATTGATGAGCATGCGCAAGCTGTTTACGCCAATCACGGCTTCAGGTCCGGCTTCTCCGCCTGCCATGACCTGACCATCCGAATTGATACCAAAGGCCGTAGGCTGGTCAAGAATCATACCGTTGTGCATGGCTTTTGCATACCATTCAACGCCAATGGATGGCAGTCCGCCGTCAAACCAGTCTAACGGGTTGATAGAACCGGAAATGGTGAAATGCGGCAGTGTGATATGTGGCCAGTGGAATTCAAAATTGAAGAATCCCTTGATGGCATCAATGGCGCTTCCTACTGCATCCCTTGCACCGTTGATTTTGTCGGTAATCCAGTTCTGGATATCCCCAAAGATACGCTGGACGCTGTTCCAGGCGTCCGTGATAGGGTTGACAATGTTGTCCTTGATGGTGTTCCAGACATTCTGACACGTGCCTTTAATGCCATCCCAGATGCCGGACAAGAAGCTTTGGATGTTGTTCCAAATCTCTTCACACTTGGACTTGATGGCCTGCATGCAGTCGTCCCAGATCTGCCGGATGTTATCCCAGACACCGCTGAAGACGTCTTTGATTCCGTTCCAAATATCGGCACCGAACTGTTTGATTCCTTCCCAAAGGATGTTCCATGCTTCAGTGACATGAGCGCAGAAGCCGTCCCAGTCTCCGTTGAACAGGTCAATGAATCCGGCCACCAGTTCCTGGATGGCCTTGATGATTTCATCAATGAAATTTCCAATGGAACCCCAGATTTCCTGCCATTTCTGGTTGATCTCCTCAAAGTTTGGCGTCCACTCAACACCAAACCAGGACAGAAATTCAGAGACTAAGCCAAGGATTGTATCAAGGACGTTTTTGACCGTGTCATTGACGTAGGTCCAGCAGGTGTCCCATACTTCCTGGATTCCTTTCCAGAAGCCGTCCCAGTTACCCTGAAACAGAGCAATAAAGGTATCAACAATGCCCAGGACTATATCAAGGGCAGCGCTGACAATGACTTCCACCTGCTTCCAGACACCTTCAAAGATAGGTGCCAGGAAGTCGCAGAACTCTTGCCAGACGGCTTTTACAACTTCTGTGATGTCTTTGAAATTGAAGCCTAAACTGTTGATTCTATCAACGATTCCCTGACAGAAGTCCTTGACCTTGCCAACAATGGAATCCCAGATTTCGGTCATCTTTGTCCGGAACTCTTCATTGGTTTGCCACAGAGTAACAAAAGCACCGCCTACTGCGGCAACGGCTGCCACGATTCCGGCAAAAGCGCCAATCCCTAAAGAGCTGGCGCCGGTCAGAGCCTTGAAAGAAGAAATGACTTTCCCGCCCATTGTCTGAACGCTGCCAAAGTACTTGATCATCTGGGAAAGTCCTGTAGACATCTTTCCTATGGCAATTAATGCCGGACCGATGGCGGCTGCCAGAAGCCCTATTTTGACAATGGTTTCTTTCTGACTGTCATCCAGCCCCTTGAACCACTCTGCTACCTTCTTGCAGATTTCGGCCAGCTTTTCCAGCATTGGTGCAAGGACTGACTGGATGGCAGAACCCAATTCAGCACCGGCAATCTTCAGATTGTTCATGGCAATCTGCATCTGGTCCGCTGGATCCAGCATTTCATTGAAGGTAGCTTCAAGTCCGCCAGCTGAACCTTCAATGACTTTCATCATGTCATTGATGTTCAGCTTGCCTTCCTTTGCGTAGTTGTAGATGGCTGTACCTGCCTTAGATCCAAACAGTTCCTGCGCGTCTGCTGCAGTTGCTGAACCGTTCTGGATGGCTTCAAACAGGTTGGCCATTTCAACTTTGGCGTCCTTGCCTTCTTTAGCGCAGTTCTTGACTGCGCCTTTCATACCGGTCAGGACCGTGCTGGTATCTACACCCTGCTTTTCAAAGGTCGTCAGGATGGCAATGGTTTCATCTGTGTTATAACCAAGCTCACGCATATTGACGCCGTTCTTGGACAGTGCTGCAGACAGCTGGTCTACAGGAAGACCGGATGCCTGTGAAGCAACGGTCAGTTTGTCCAGGACTGTTCCCAGTTCTTCTGTGGGAATACCTGCGTCATACATGGCCTTGGCCACATTCTCAATGGATCCGCTGACATCAACATTGTTCACCTTGGCATATTGCAGGAACTTGGTGCTGGCTTCTTCCAGTGCCTGTCCGCTCAGTCCAAAGCGGGTATTGATATCAGCAATGGCGGTACTTACGTCCGCAGAATCGGCAGGGAAGCTGCCATAGACGTTGTCAAAGTTCGCTTGCAGGTCTTTCAGTGCATCACCAGTAGCGCCGGTCCCTGCGGCAATGCCGTCATAGGCGTCATCCAGTTCGGACCATGCAGCTGTCGCCGCAGTGCCTACAGCTGTTACACCGGCCGTTACCGGCAGAAACTTCTTGCCCAGTGCTTCTGTCTTTTCGCCAAATTCGCCAACCTTCAACCCAAGTGCCTGCAACTCACCATTGAAGTTGTTCTGCTGGTTCTTCAGGTTTTCCAGTGCTTTTTCAGTGATGCCTATTTTCTTTTCCAGCGCTACATACTCAGCACCATCAATGTCCTTGCCGGAATCAATGTATTCCTGCTGTGCCTGCTTTAGAAGCTTCAGTTCCTGTTCAGTGCTGTTGATGGTCTGGCCAAGAAGACGCTGCTTCTGGTCAAGCAAATCAACGTTCTTAGTATCAAACTTCAGCGCACCGTCAACGTCTTTCAGCTTAGATCTGAGTGACTGCGTTTCCTTCTGTGGCTCTTTTAATGCCTGGGTAAGCTTGGTGGTTGTACCGCCAATCTCAATGGTCAAGCCCTTGATAGTTCCGGCCATCAGATTGCACCCCCTAGCTCTTTCTGCAGTTCTTCTACAGCGCTGTAGTCAGCATCTTCAGCTTCATACATCTTGCAGTTCTGCAGATATTCACGTCCTTCTTTCGTCTTGGACATCTGAGCAATGAAGGCTTCACGCCGCAATGCCAGATAGTCCACAATGTCAAAATCAAGCACATCAGCAACGGTCATTCCCAAGTAATCGGCAATAACGTGGTCCCAGTACATTTCAATTTCATAGGGAAGCCCTTCTTCCGTATCGGATTCAGGGTAGAAGGGCATAATCAGTTTTTTTGTGATGTAATGCGGGTTAGGTACTTCATGAACTCCGTCATGAGTGCGTACATGTCGGCCATGTCAAAAAGGTCCTGGCATTCCTTGTCAGTGAACCGGATTCCTTCCATGTTCAGATTCAGAATCTGCGCCGCACCCTTGAAAGCATCTTCATCCGTCTTGACGTTGCCCAGCTGGGCAAATTTTTTGAAGTCAGAGTATTTAGGCGGTTTGATGGTCAGCGTTCTGTCATCTGGAAGCGTGATCCGCATAAACTCTTTTTTCAGTTTCTTGAAGTTAAATTCCATGGTTTTATCTCCTAATCAAAATAGGGCTACTATTCAGTAGCCCCTTTTGGTTTATCAATAACAATGATGACTTTTGTTCCGTCATTATCCATGGCCCCAGCCACAAAGGACGGATTCAGGATGGTTTCAGATTCTGGATTGAAAGCCAGCTGCAGTTCTCCGTCATTCTTACCGATAATCATGACGTAGATGTCACCGCGCTTGGCGTCCAGATGTTTGAATCCCACAAAGTAAGACTTACCAGTGGCATTGGCAATACCGCCAACTTTGATGATGGTGCGTCCGGATTCTTTAGACGTTGCAGTCCGTGCCGTTTCCATCAGCGGCAGCAGGATCTTGTCATTCAGCCGGACAAGGCCCATGGCCAGCTTCACGTCTTCCTTGGTCAGGAAAGTTTCAGTGACTCTGCCCAGGTCGTCATTAACCGTGTAGGTCGTAGGTGTATAGGTCAGCTGGGCACCGTTTTTGGTATCACCCCAAAGGTTGTCAGCTGTGAAGTAGGTAGTAATGAGTGCATCAACATCTGAAGTGTCAATGACGCCGTCTACCTCTTTCAGATAGTTTTCACCAGAGCCAAGCACCACGCGCTTGGTTTCTGTGTTAGTCGCAGTTTCAGGCATGTTTAGCCCCTTTCTATTTTGTCTCTCAGTTCCTTTTCAAAGTTCTGATCAACGTAGTCCTGGCCGTTCTGCCAGTGTTTAATTTCTTTGGTTCTTCCGGTTCCATCAGCCGTTGCATGGCCAAATTCCAACAAGTGAGTCAAACGGTATTCAGGGTCTTTTACGTAGACTGTATGCTGCGTTTCCAGCGCTGAATCCTGCGTCTGCTTCACATCAATGTTCTTCTTGTACTTACCCTTTCGCGCACCAACTGGCGCAGCATTTTTGACCGTGTCCTTTGCTTCTTTGGCCACTTTTTCAGTGACCTCTACAACGTCAGCTTTGACTTCTTCCCCGTATTCTTCCAGTATCTGCTGGACGGCTGAGTCAAGCTGATCTACATGAATCAGCTGGCTCATAGCAGGTCATACCCTGACATCAGGACGCTGTCATCAATAGGCACGTCTGTGCTGTATCTTTGCCAGATGAAGTCCTTATTCAGGAAAGCTTCAAAGGCCAGCCGGTCTTTAGGGTCCCGGTAGTAAAGTTCAATCACGTAAGTATCCAGCGGATCTATCATCTGCAGATCTGAATAGACATTTACGCTTTTATCCATTCGCAAAATGCAGAATGGCGTTTTCTGAGGTTCATCAAAACGAACAAAAGCGCACGGTAGTCCGCACGCTTTCAGTTCATTCATGATTTCATCTAAGGTCTTCATACTTCACCTTCTCATGCTGAAGTGTCAGCTGGTAGCAGGCTGGCGCTGAGTCGCGCCGTTCCTGGCATTGAATGACACGGTAGACAGCAGCGCCTTTCCTGTCGTTCCTTTCCAGTTCCACCAGCTCAGCTGCAGCCACTTCCGTGCCCATATTCCACGGGACGGTAGCGACAAGGTCAGCACTTAATCCTTCTGTTCTGGCGGCTTCATAGAAGCGCTTAAAGCCAACGGTAGGAAGTCCACAGGGGATGAAGGCGCTGCTTCCAGTGATTCTTTTCACTGGATCCAGCTGAAGAATGGCCAGCCGTCCGTCATGGAAAGCGACTGACCTATCCGTCTTGCTTTTCAGCATAAGCTTTCACCCTACCTTTGTTTGACAGGGAAAGCAGTTCAGACCGGTAGTTTTTCGG